CTTTTGATGAAGAGATGCTTGCAGGTCGTATTTGTTATGGTGGACTTGATCTTTCCAGTACAACAGATATAACAGCTTTTGTGCTTGCCTTTCCGCCAACGGAAGAAGACGAACATTATTACATTTTGCCATACTTCTGGCTGCCGGAAGAAACATTGCCTCTCAGAGTAAGACGTGACCATGTTCCATATGATATTTGGGAACGGCAGGGATATCTGAAAACCACTGAGGGAAATGTTGTCCATTATGGTTTTATCGAAAACTTCATCGATGAACTGGGACAGAAATTCCATATCAAAGAAATTGCATTTGACCGTTGGGGTGCGGTGCAGATGTCACAGAATCTGGAGGGACTTGGTTTTACAATGGTTCAGTTCGGGCAAGGCTACAAAGATATGTCACCACCGACCAAAGAACTGATGAAACTGACCTTGGAACAGACACTTGCCCACAACGGACACCCTGTTCTAAGGTGGATGATGGATAACATTTTCATTCGCCGTGACCCTGCAGGCAACATCAAGCCGGACAAAGAAAAATCCACAGAGAAGATTGACGGTGCAGTTGCCATGATTATGGCTCTTGACCGTGCGATTCGCTGTGGACTTGGTAATTCTGGGGTGAGTGTTTATGATGAGAGGGAGATGTTGATTTTGTGAATTTTTCACACGGTAATTTCATGAGCGAACAAACTATGAATAAACATATCAAATGAAGGATTTGAGAGGAGAAATTTAGTGTTTGCATTAGCATTTTTCCGTTCAAAACATATGGATTTTTGCTCCAGTTCCATAATGCGTTTATGATTTTATAGCAGTTTGTTTACTGGAGAAATTACCGTGGAATTTTTCAAGACATCTATTGACATCTGACTTTGGATATGATAGAATCTATATGAATAGACACAAAGCGAATTCGAGGTGAACTTTAAAGCAAATGGCAAAAAATCCATTCTCCAAATTGATGTTGAACATAGAAAAAATGCAAGGATTAATCGAATTGTGGTGTGAAAGCAATCTCAATGGTGACTTCACTATTACAAGAAAAGATATTCCTGAAAGAATTCAGTTTTATGTTGACAGCATAGAAAAAAAAGCACAGATTGATTTTATAAAGTGTTCTGAAGGAAGATATACTATTTCTTTTAAAGTCGGTCCGAATCCATTCGTTTCCGAAAAGATTGCTGAATATCTTTTATCTCAAATAGAAAACCCATTAAAAGACTCCCCTTATGCAAATGGATTTTCAATTAAAATATCTAAAGAAGAGTTTGAAGCTGTAATTGGCCTGCTTACAAGCGACGGTAACAGCATAGACAATTCTTCAGAATTTGACGAACCTGGAAAACCTAAGTATAAATTATACAGGATTAAAGGCGTTCTTGGTGACCATGTTACATTAAAGTATTTTTGCAACACCAAAAGATTACAAGTTCAAGGAAAACCGCTTTATTTATTCCAAGACATTCTTTCGTTAGTTGCCGAGTCAATTGAAGATACAGATTCACTTGTAGATAATCATCTTGAAATGTGTAATCTTTCGATTGAAAAAGACGCTATCTATGAAGAAATGAAAAGTGTGTTAGGAGAAGAAGTATTTAATTATTTCCCTTCTACTCATAAAGCAATTTTAGCATCCTCATTTATTCAATTCAAGGTTAATATTCCTTTTCCTGACTATTCTTGTTTGGTTTTTCCTGCCTATAGAGCCTACGAAGGATTCATTAAAAAAATCTTCAAAAAGAACGGGCTTAATTGCGAGGGGCATGATGGCTTTAAAGAATATTTTTATACAAAAGACGGTTCTATAATCATGACTCAACATTATGCAGATTCACTTTCAAGTGATGTTGCAGAATTACTGAGAAAATTATATGTGTTTTACAATAAAAATAGGCATCCATATGGTCATGCATCCGGAGACGATTTTCAGACTGCAATCATCACCAGCCGTGATGTTGCATATGATAAGTTTATGGAGGTGATTAGTTACATCAAGAAAGGATATACTATAGCATAGTTTCATAAGTGCGATGAGGAGGTGTTGTGTATGACATATGAGATAAAACAGGCTAAATCCACTTTTTTTTCTGCCATAGTCTATGCAATATCATTTGAAAATCCACTACAAGAATTATCGAACATTTCTTGCGAGTTGACATCAATGCTTCAAACTCCATGTGATGTCTTATTCGATTTGCTTTTGTCAAATGGAGATGAATTCAATCGCTTTATAATAGGTAGGTTTGACGGTACAGGCATTGATTATAATTCGTTGAAAATCATCGAGTTAAATGACGCAAGCATAATCCGACAAATTAACAGTTATTATCATGGCAAATACGATTACTTGAACAATAGCGTTTTGACTATGCGTCAAATGACTTTATTTGCAAAGTAAACACAAAAGCACCTTTCTAACGAAAGGTGCTTTTTACGTCTAAAGGAGTTGATTTTTATGGGAATTTTCACCGGACTTTTTAAGTCCAGAGATAAGCCGACCAACAGCTATGATTCACCGTCCTACACATATTTTTTCGGACGAGCGAACAGCGGCAAACGTGTCACCGACAGAACAGCCTTGCAGCATATTGCGGTGTATGCCTGTGTGCGTGTACTGTCAGAAGCGATTGCACAGCTGCCACTACACTTGTACAAATACAACGATAGCGGAAAAGAGCGAGTGCCACAGCACCCGCTTTACTTTTTGCTCCACGATCAGCCAAATCCTGAAATGACTTCTTTTGTTTTCAGAGAAACCTTAATGTCCCATCTGCTGATTTACGGTAATGCCTATGCACAGATTATCCGTAACGGCAGAGGTGATGTTTTAGGATTGTATCCTCTGATGCCGGATAAGATGAAGGTTGACCGTGATGAGAAAAACCGCCTGATATACATTTACAGCCGTTATGATGAAGCAAATCCGAATCTGAAAGAACAGGGCGACATCATTCTTTACGCCGATGAAATTTTGCATATTCCGGGTTTAGGTTTCGATGGGCTGGTTGGATATTCGCCGATTGCACTTGCGAAAAATGCAATCGGCATTTCTATCGCCTGTGAGGATTATGGTGCGTCTTTTTTCGGAAACAACGCAAATCCAAGCGGTGTGTTAGAACATCCTGGAGTAATCAAAAATCCCGATAAATTAAGAGATGCATGGCACAGAGCCTATGGTGGCAGAAATGCACACAAAGTTGCTGTTCTGGAAGAAGGCGTAAAGTTTACGCCGATCTCAATTCCGAACAATGAGGCTCAGTTTCTGGAAACCAGAAAGTTTCAAATTGAGGAAATTGCAAGAATGTACAGAGTGCCGCTCCATATGATCGGTGATTTAGACCATGCCACATTCAGTAACGTGGAACATCTATCATTGGATTTCGTGAAGTACAGTCTTGACCCGTGGATTGTTCGATGGGAGCAAGGCATGATGAAAGATCTGCTTTCCGATTCAGAGAAAGGCAAATACTTCATCAAATTCAATGTAGAGGGGCTTTTGCGTGGTGACTACGCTTCCAGAATGCAGGGCTATGCTACCGCCAGACAGAACGGTTGGATGTCCACCAATGACATTCGGGAACTGGAGGATATGAATCTGGTGCCGGAAGAACAGGGCGGAAATCTGTATCTCGTAAACGGCAGCTTTACCAAACTTGCTGATGCAGGTGCATTTGCAAAGAAAAATGAAAAGGAGGAAACGACCCATGAAGAATAATCGTTTTTGGAACTGGGTATGCAATGAAGAAACCGGTGCATCGGAGATGTATTTGTACGGTGCGATTGCGGAGAGTACATGGTTTGAAGATGATGTTACCCCTGCCATGTTCCGCTCGGAATTGCAAAAACACAGCGGTGATGTGACCGTCTTTATCAACTCGCCGGGCGGCGATGTATTTGCTGCCAGTCAGATCTATACCATGCTCCGAAACCATCCGGGCAAGGTCACGGTCAAGATTGACGGCATTGCCGCTTCTGCGGCTTCTGTGGTGGCGATGGCTGGAGAAGAAACCTTGATTTCACCGACCGGAATGCTGATGTGCCACAATCCGATGACCTGTGCCATGGGCAACAAGGCAGATATGGAGAAAGCAATCGCACTTCTGGATGAAGTCAAGGAATCCATTATCAATGCTTATGCAGAAAAATCGCATCTCAGCCGCAATAAGATCGCAAGGCTGATGGATGAAGAAACGTGGATGAATGCAGAAAAAGCATTGCAGCTGGGATTTGTAGACGGCATTCTCTTTTCTAAAAAGAATCCGTTTGTTCCAGAAGAACCA